ATCTAAACATTGACGCTGGTGCGACTTTTGAAGTTCAGTTTGAATACACCAACGATGACGGCACTCTATTTAATTTGACTGGATGGACTGCAAAGTTTCAGGCTCGAGAGACTACCTCATCAACTGTGGCATTGGAGATAACTCCGACTATTGTTACAGCTACCGCAATGATTACATTGCGTATAACTGCAGCTCAGACTGCAACCCTAACCAAGACCAATTATGTTTACGCTATTGAACTAACTAAGACTGGTGCTGAGACTCTTGTCATTCGCCTAGTCGAGGGTGAGATTTGGGTAAGTCCAGAGATTGTGAAGTAAATGCCTGTTCGTATCATTGCACCTAGTCCAACCACTATTGAGGTCGTCAATACTCCTGGCGATGTTCTAAAGGTTTATTATGCTCGAGGTGAGCAGGGTCCTCAGGGTCCTGTTGGTGCAACTGGTGCTACGGGTGCAACTGGATTGCAGGGTGCTACTGGTGCTACTGGTGCTACTGGTCCTCAAGGTGCTACTGGTCCACAGGGTTTACAGGGTATTCAGGGAATAAAGGGAGATACTGGGGCAACAGGAGCAACTGGACCGACTGGATCTACTGGTTCTACAGGTCCTCAAGGTATTCAGGGTATCCAAGGTATTCAGGGAAATACTGGAGCTACGGGTCCTACTGGCGGTTCCTCGTCTCATTACCATTACAACACTAGAACTAATACCACTTCGGGGGATCCTACTAGCAACCAGTTAGGCTGGAATAACTCTACGCAAATAAGTTCTACCGCTCTAAGGGTTAGCCATATAGACCGAGATAGTCAGGACGATTCAGTATTTCTAGACTTGGTAAATCTTCACGATATCCTTATCATTCAGGACGCTAGTAATTCCGCAAATTACCAGAAATGGGAAGTGAATGGGAGTGCAACTTATAACTCTACTTGGGACAATTTCCCTGTTACTTTACTTGCAAGCGGTGGAACTGGGACAACTAATTTTGCTAACTCTCACCATGTCTTATTAGTTATTGTCGCAGTCGGTAATCAAGGTCCACAGGGTCCACAGGGTATACAAGGTCCTATAGGTGAGACTGGTCCAGCGGGTGCCACGGGTGCTACAGGTGCTACGGGTCCAGCGGGTCCTACAGGTTCTACAGGTGCTACAGGTTCTCAGGGTATCCAAGGTATACAAGGTATACAAGGTCCCACAGGTGCTACAGGTGCTACAGGTGCTACTGGTGCAGCTGGAACTAATGGAACTAATGGAACCAACGGAACTAATGGAACTAACGGTCAGGGTGTCCCTACTGGTGGAACTGCTGGTCAAGTTCTATCCAAAATAAATGGCACAGATTACAACACTCAATGGACTACTCCATCTAATTTGCCTAGTGCAATGATTTTGGTGAGGAGCACAAACAGTCTTGATTTTACAGCAAACACAACTGCTAAGAGCCTTATAGGTTCAGCAACTTATGGCTTCACTTTGAATGCTGGCACTACCTACGAGTTTGATTTCGCTTTTTACATTAGAGGAATATTCGCTGCTGGAAATCCATCTCAAACACCATCAGTTGGTTTCACTAGCACAACCGTGTCTGGCTCTCCAATCGTCAACTTGAGGTCTAATTCTCTTTATGGTTCAAGCACAGTGTCATTCCAAGGTGGTGGAACATCAGCTGCTGTTCAGAACATTGCTAATACTTATTCTTCTCAAACTGCCTTGGCAACAGGTTCCCGATTTTATTACTATTCAGGTAGAGGTTGGATTACTGTTACTGGAACTGGTTCCGTCAAGGTTTATCCAGCCGTGTCAATGTCAGTAACTGCTATTGATAACGCTTGGAGTTCTGAAAACGGTGGTTACATCAAGTTCAACCTAATTGGTGATGGCACGTTCACCACAATTGGAACATTCAGCTAATGTCAACTCTCCTCCATCCTGTCAGTCCTGCTCACATTAGTGATCCGTTTGGTTCTCAATCAGAGCAACGTAAAGCCATGGGGTTAGGTCCTCACCGTGGACTGGACTATTCCGTGCCTGTTGGAACTCCTCTAAAGGCTGTCGGCACTGGAACTATTGTGAGGGTTTATCACACTAACGTTTTAGGTCATGTTGTTGAGCTGCGTTGCTGGGTTGGTGACGAGGACAATAGACGGCTAAGGATTTTCGCTTACTGTCACCTGGATAAAACTGAGGTCAAGGTTGGTAAGAAAGTCCGTCAAGGTGAAGTCATTGCTCACAGCGGAAACTCTGGAACATCCTCAGGACCTCACCTGCACTTGATGTGTGGAGTTTCAGAACACCTGGCAACCATGCCTGTTGAGGACCCTCTAAAGTATCTCCCTAAGATAGGAAAATAAATGAACCCCGTAATTGCAAGTTATCTCCGCTCACTTTTGGCGACCTCCCTGACAGCTGTATTTGCTATCGGTAAACTGCCATTCCTATTTGACGCTCAAGACTGGTTGGTGGTTGCTAACACTGTTTGGATCTCGGCAATCCCTGTTTTGATTCGTCTAATAAACCCTAAAGACACGCTGGGCACTAGCAATAAACCTGAGTAATGCCATAGAGTAGTTCTATGACTATCGACCACCAGATAGAGGCACTTGGTTCTGCCAAACTCCTCGGCTATTTTGAACACGATTCACTTGACTGGCATAACGCTCGTAAGGGCGTTGCTGGTTCACTTGTCGGCTCACTTATGGGTCACAATCCTTGGCGTTCTGCCTACACTGCCTACTATGAATACCTAGGGGAATTGCCTCGCGAGTCTAATGGTCCATCCATGGCGATGCGACTTGGCACAGCGTTTGAGAAACCTATTCAAGAACTCTGGATTGAGGACAATAAAGACTGGTTGACGGCTCACAATACTGGCACTTGGCAGTCTGTCGCTAACCCTCAATTCAAAGCCAACCCTGATGCGTTTATTGAATGGACTGACGGCTCTCTAGGCATCCTTGAAATCAAGTTCTCTCGCAACCCGATGAATGAACTACCTCCTCACTATTATGACCAAGTCATGTGGTATTTGCATGTTTTAGGTCTCAAGCGTGGTGTTCTGGTTGCTGTCGCCAATGGTGAAATGGTCGAACATGAGATTATTTATGACACCGGATATGCAGCTCAGTTAGAGGCTAAGGCCGTTGAGTTCCTAGAGTGCATTGAGAAACGTATAGAGCCTGACTGGGATGGTTCTAAGTCCACTTATGAAACTATTAGAGCACTCTCAGAGGGTATCTATGACGGTGACATTGAATTAGGGGAACTTTACCCCGCTCTAACCAGAGCAAAAGAGGAATTTGATTCGGCAGATGAACGTTTAACTCTGTTGAAATCTAAAGTACTTGCTCTAATGGATGGGACTAAGGTCGGTCTATTTGAGGGTGAGAAAGTAATAAGCCTACAGAGCAGAGGCTCTGGGGGTCCATTCATTGTATTTAAGAGAGGCTAATAAATGGGTTGGAATGTTGACGATTATGTCGATGTAGCTGAGAGGCTAAAACTGTTCAAAGAGAAGTATCCTGAGGGTTCACTCCAGCAGGTCAGATTAGAGTTCATTGAGTTCGCTGGTAAATCATGGGTTGTCTATACTGCAGCTGCATACAGATCACCAGACGACATCACTCCAGGTCATGGAACTGCATGGGAACCTGTGCCAGGCACTTCATCATTCAAACGTGATTCCGAGGTAATGAACGCTGAAACCTCAGCATGGGGACGTGCCATCTCAGCGGTCTTAGGAACCTCAACTAAGAGAATTGCCACAATAAACGAAATACCTCAAAAAAGCGCTGTGCGCCCGATAGAGGACTTTATTGCGCAGGCTCACCTAGAGTATGAAAAAGGGGACATAGAGGCTCTACGAGGCGTATATAAGCGTGCTAAGGCTACTAGGGGTATCACACCAGAGACTTTACAGCAGATAGCCGATTTAGCGTCAGGTCTAAAGAAGTAAAATGCCCCCTACCAGAGAGAGAGGCTCATCCAGTAGAGGGCTAACGCTTTATGAGCGTATTGGAGTCACCACCGACTCCACTAGAATACTTACACCACAATCGAGGGAGGTCAAATATGTCAGCTAGGGATGTCGCATTAGTTTTGAATCATTCAAAGTCGTCTGGCAGTCAAAAGTTAGTTCTGTTAGGAATCGCTTGGCATATGTCTGATACCTGGAATGAGGGAGCATGGCCGTCTATCGAAAGATTAGCGACTTATGCAGGAGTTTCGACACGTCAGGTCATTAGGAGCATTGCAGCTCTTGAGGAGTCTGGTGAGTTGGATATAGATCGTCATAACGGTAGGAGTTATGGTGGTCCGAAAACAAACCGATACTGGGTGACAGTTGAGTGCGACCATGATTGTGATGGTTCAATGCAACATCGCCCTTTAGAGGAAATTGTCCCGATGTTTGAGGTTGTGGATAACTTCGACACACGTGACATCCAAGGTAGCAATAGGTGACATCTAGGGTTTCAATAGGTGACATCTAGGGCTTCAATAGGTGACACTCATGTCACTTAAAGAACAATATAAAAAACTATATAAAAACAAGTTAAATTATTAAGAGAGAGGCTGTGGATAACATGGCAAAAGTTTCAGTTCAAATACACGTTTCATCAGTTGCACAGAACGGCGATTACAGAGGTCGAGTCATCAACGGTTGGGAAACATACAGCATCAAACTAAAAGGCGAACAGGTTACCAAAAAGCGTCAATGGACAATCTGGTTGGATGCAGCTAGTGATCTAGCAAAAGATGATGTTGTCGAGTTCACAGGTGAGTTAGGCACAAAAAATGGCAAGTTCGAAAAGGATGGACAAGAGATTGCAGTAGTTGAACACTTCATCAACGATGCACGTTTCACAGTCATTCACAGAGCAGAACCACAAACACCTAAGCCAGTCACCGAGCTCACAAGCGAACCACCGTTCTAAATGAAAATCAGAATCTACGGCAATCCAGCACCACAGGGTTCTAAGACTGCCATAGTCCGAAACGGTCGAGCCATCATGTTCGAATCTAATAAGCGTTTACCTGAGTGGAGAGAAACAGTCCTCATGGGTGCAACTATTGCTAGAGCAGAGCATGGTGGTTCAACCATCCTTGGACCAGTAACCGTGATGATGACATTCCACATGCCAAGACCTAAAAGTGTCAGCAGACGATATCCGAATAGTTCACCCGATTTGGATAAATTATGTAGAGCCGTCAACGACTCACTTCAAGACTCTGGAATACTCGCCAATGATGGTCAGATAGTTACTTTGGTTGCTCATAAGATTTATGCCGAGAATGAAACGTATTCAGGCGTGGAGATAGAGATTACCGAAAAGCCATGATCCGTGAAGTCTGCAGCTGTGGAGCAGAGTTTGAAACTGATGACAGAGACGCTATTGCTCTGGTAAAGAACTGGAGGAGGACACACAGACACTCAGAAAAGCCTCTAGAGCCTCATAGGCAGGATACATCTGCAGTAACCAACACAGACATCGCTTTAGGATTTCAAGCCATCTTTGACCCTCTTGAGGGTGATATCAAAAAGTTATAAAAGACGGCGTGTCTAACACTTGTATTATGCCAACGCTAGCATTAGCATTAGAACATCCAAACCACCTTGGATACCTAAAGAGAGGCAACAAA